GTGAGCAAAACACGAGCCGACGAGACGAGCAACTGTCATCTCATTATCGCACGCCGACTCGCGCGAACGCTCATGAACACGCACCAAGTGGTGGTGGGTGTCGTAGCGAGAGCGAAGGAGGTGAAGAGCGTGGGTAGGAACCGTAAGCAGACATCGCGTGCTGTGGCACGCAAGGCATCAGCTGTGCTGCGCGATGGCCGTTCTTCGGCGCGGACCAAGTCCGTTGCCGCCTCGGCATTAGCGCAGACTAAGCCGTCCAAGCGCGGCAAGTAGTCGTACACAGCCCACTCGGTTTCGACACAGTTCGGACCGGGTGGGTGGGGACGGTAGTGCTGGTGGCCACCGGCACTGACGTTCTCCAAGCCTGAGCGTGATTGTTCGGGAGCTCATCTGGCGGATGAGCAAGCCCTATGGCGGGTGCAGGCCGTGGGGGTTAGACAAACAAATCACTAGTGAGACCTGCTCTGGGAGCGCTCGGCGGGTCACCTCACCCAACCCCTCTTTGCTGAGGGGCGTGTGGGGTGGCTCGCCTTTGTCGTCTTCCTAGCAGTTCTCACTAGTGATCTGAGCCAAACAGATCAGGTCTCCACATCACCGGGATTCCCGGAGAAATGGAGATCCTTCGATGAAGGTCACCTTCAGGCACGAAGCAGATAACAACAAGAACGAGTCCATCACTGACACTTTCGACATTGACCCTGGCGAGTTCGCTCTCATGATCGCAACCGACCGCCAGCAACGCGCCGCCACAACTGGTGTTCCACTCAACCAGGTCAAGCCCCGCACACCGCAGAAGATTCTCGACGAGTTGTGGAACGCAGAAGAAGCGGCCACGCATAAGGCGGTTCGCGCCGATCGCGGCAAGGGTAAGAAGACATGCACGTGCGGGGCTGAGTGCGGTCCTCGACGTGGATGCCGCGTCCCGAATAACAAGCCGTTTTCGTATGAGCAGATGCTCGACATCGACCTTGATCCAGCTTCACCGGGTATCAGCGCTGAAGACCAGGTCATCGAACGCGAGGACAGCGTCGAGCACACCCGTGAGCTCGAGGCTATGCGTGGCGTCATCGCTGGTTTGGATCCTCAGCATCATGAGGTGATGACGCGCCTTCTTGCAACCGACAAGCTCAATCAGGCGCAGGTGGCACGCGATATGGGGTTGACCCGTGCTCGGGTATCGCAGCTAGTGGCAGAGGTAAAACCGCTGATTCGACAGGCGGTTGAGGATGCCCGATTTAACACTTTCGGTGGTGTCGGCAGTGGGGTGAAAGGGAGAAGCCAACCGGGCTACTCCCACAAATGAGGAAGAAAGGTAAGCCCGATGGCTCGACATAGTCTCAAGCTTCATATTGCCCGGCGTATCCCTGACGACCCCGGAATCGTCGCAACTAAGAACGTGACGCTGCGTGAACGGTTCATGCGCCTACTGCTTGGTAGCCCGCGCAAAGTCATGATTCTTGTTCCTGGTGATTCGGTCAAGCAGATCGACATCACCGAAAACACCGATGACGACCTCATGGCATTGGCTGATGCTCTCAAGACGGGTGAGTCCAAATGATGATGTCACAGCTCAATGCCTTTATTCGTGATGGGAACCAGGCGCTGCGGTCGCTCGCCGATTTGCTTGCGCGGGCTCAGCAGATCGTTGAGGAGAGTTTCGAAGACCACGCAGGAATGCCTGGTGAACGCCCAGAGCTTGCCCTGCAGATCAAGGAACCCTTCGAAACCATCCCAGCTGTGCACAGCCAGCCAGAACTACTCGCGGACGAGCCGGAGGTTGAACCTGAACCGGTAGTGGCGCTCGAAGAAGTACGTGCTTTTCTTTCCGAGCTCTCAGCGCAAGGCCACACCGCAAAGGTTCGTGAGCTGATCGTCGAGGCTGGTGCGGACAAGCTCTCAGCGGTGGATCCGTCGAAGTTCGGCTGGCTGCTCGAACAGGCGAAGGAGATTGCTAATGACACCGTCTGACCACGCCCTCCTCTCGGCATCTGGGGCACACAGGTGGCTCAACTGCACACCTTCAGCTCGGCTCGAATCGGATGAGCCGGAGTCAACGTCTGCTGCTGCTGAGCAAGGAACCGCCGCTCATGCCTTGGCGGAGCACAAACTCCGCAGGGCTCTCAAGCAGCGCTCGAAGCGTCCGGTCTCGGCCTGGATTGATGACGAGATGGAAACCTTGACCGACGACTATGTGTCGTTTGTGCAAGAACACATCTCCATCGCCCAGGAGACCTGTGGCGATCCGCAGGTGCTGATCGAACAGCGCCTGGACTTCTCCCACATTGTTCCTGGCAGTTTTGGCACCGGGGATTGCGTGATCATCGCCGAACCCACCTTGCAGATCATTGATCTCAAATACGGGCAAGGCGTGTTGGTTGAAGCCGTGAACAACCCGCAGTTGATGCTGTATGCGCTCGGTGCGCTCCACGCTTTCGGGAGCCTGTACGACATCGAGACGGTATCAGTGACGATCTATCAGCCGCGCCGGGCGAACGTCGACACCTGGGAAATCTCTGTTGCCGAGCTCGAACAGTGGGCTGAAACCGAGGTGAAACCGAAAGCTGAGCTGGCCTCGGCTGGTGAGGGTGAGTTTTGTCCGGGCTCGTGGTGTCAGTTCTGTCGTATCGCGCCAACGTGTCGAGCACGAGCCGAAGCCAACCTTCAACTTGCCAAGCTCGAGTTCGTCCCACCGGCCGAGCTGAGTGATGCGGAGATTGCTGACGTGCTCACGAGGATTCCGCAGCTCAAAACGTGGGCATCCGACGTGGAAGCCTACGCGCTTTCCAAGGCTGTCAATCAGGGTGTGGTCTTTGAGGGGTTCAAGCTCGTCGCAGGCAGGTCGGTACGCAAATACACCTCCGAGAAAGACGTCGCTGCGGCGGCTGAGGCGGCTGGTTATAGGGACATCTGGGATCGCAAGCTCATCACCCTCACAGCCATGGAAAAGCTGATGGGTAAACCCGCCTTCAACGAGATCCTCGGTGATCTCGTGACCAAACCTGCAGGCAAACCCACATTGGTCCCTGCATCCGATAAACGGCCAGCGCTTGATCTGGTGAGTGCGGCCACCGATTTTCAACCCAACAAGTAACAAGTAGAAAGCAGAAAAGATCATGACAACTACAACTAATCCGACCCGTATCGTCACCGGCGAAGTTCGCCTCAGCTATGCGCATGTGTGGGAGCCGAACTCCATCCAGGGAGGCAAACCCAAGTACTCCGTCTCCCTGATCATCCCCAAGTCCGACACCGCCACCATTGCCGCGATCGAGAAGGCCATCGACGCCGCGATCGACGCCGGGACGGCCAAGTTTGGTGGTAAGCGACCCAACAAGGCCGCCCTCAAGCTCCCGTTGCGTGACGGAGATATTGAGCGCGACGACGAAGCCTACAAGGGCGCCTACTTCCTCAACGCCAACTCGCTGACCGCTCCGCAGATCGTCGATCAGAGCGTCGCCCCGATCCTGGATCGCGCCGAGGTGTACTCGGGCTGCTACGCGCGCGTATCCCTGTCCTTCTATGCGTTTAACACGAACGGCAACCGCGGTATCGCCTGCGGGCTCGGGAACATTCAAAAGACCCGTGACGGCGAGAGCCTTGGCGGTGGGCGCGTGAGCGCTGAGACTGACTTCGGTGCCTTCGCCGCTGATGACGACTTCCTAAACTAATCATCCCCACACGTGGAGGGAATCAGCACATCTTGTTGGTTCCCTCCACTTTTCCTCTGTGTGAAAGGAACCCCGTCATGCGAACACTCTTCTGCGATATTGAATCTTTCAGCCCCGTCCAACTCGCCAAGACGGGTGTTTACCCGTATGCCGAGCACCCAGCCTTCGAGCTGCTTCTCTTCGGATATTCGGTCGACGGTGGACCAGTCAAAGTGGTGGATCTCGCAGGCGGACAATCAATGCCCGACGAGGTGCTGGCGGCTTTGGTGGATTCGGGTGTGGTCAAGTGGGCGCATAACGCCGCTTTCGAACGAGTCTGCCTGTCTGCCTGGCTACGCACTCATCATCCCGAGCTTCTCGACGAGGGGTTTCTTGACCCAAGGCAGTGGCGGTGCACGATGATCTGGTCCGCCTACCTCGGTCTGCCAATGAGCCTCGACGCGGTTGCCGCCGTCCTCAAACTCGACGTCCAAAAAGATTCTGCGGGGCGCAAGCTGATCAAGCAGTTCTGCACACCCGCCACACCCTCAGTCCTCAACGGTGGCAAACACAGGAACCCACCATCAGCTGACCCGACCGGGTGGGCACATTTCATTGATTACAACCGGCGCGACGTCGAAGTCGAACAAGCCATCCACGAGCGGCTCGCATCATTTCCGATGTCCGATGACGAGTGGGACACCTACGCCCTCGACCAAGCCATCAACGATGCCGGGATTCTTCTCGACCACACGCTCGTGGACAACGCTGTCGCCGTGGATGAACACCACCGCAACGCGACACTCGCTCGGGCACAGACATTGACTGGGTTGGAGAATCCGAACTCGCCCATCCAGCTCAAACAATGGCTCCGTGGTCACGGCTGCGAACTCGAATCACTAGCGAAAGCCGACGTCCATGCCGCCCTCGATACCGCCACTGGCGAGGTGAAAGAAGTCCTCGAACTGCGCGGCGACTTGGCGAAATCGAGCGTGAAGAAATACCAGGCGATGCAAAACGTCACCGGATCCGATGATCGGGCACGCGGACTCATCCAATTCTATGGAGCGGGTCGTACCGGGCGCTTCGCCGGACGCCTCGTCCAAGTCCAAAACCTCCCAAGGAACTATCTGCCTGACCTCGACCAAGCACGAACACTCGTCAGAACAGGCAACCTCGACGCACTTGAGCTGCTCTACGAGTCCGTGCCCGACACCCTCAGCCAACTCATCCGTACCGCGTTTATCCCTTCACCTGGGCACAGGTTTATCGTCGCGGACTTTTCTGCGATTGAGGCGCGTGTCATCGCATGGCTCGCAGGAGAAACCACCACCCTTCAAGCCTTCCGTGAGGGCAAAGACCTCTACTGCGAAACCGCGAGCCGTATGTTCGGCGTCCCAGTCGAGAAGCACGGCGTTAATGGTGAGCTTCGACAGAAGGGGAAGATCGCGGTGCTCGCCTGTGGTTATGGCGGCTCCGTCGGAGCGCTCAAAGCTATGGGAGCACTTACCATGGGACTCGCCGAGCACGAGCTCAAACCTATCGTCGACGCATGGCGGGCCGCCAACCCACACATCGTCCAGCTCTGGGCAGACGTTGAAGAAGCAGCCATCGCTGCGATCACCTCGCGCCAGCCGATCCGGCTCCGTAACCTGCGGTTTAGCGTCGAGTCCGGGATCCTCTTCATCAAGCTGCCCTCGGGAAGACGGCTTTCCTACATCCAGCCACGCTTAGGCGAGAACCGTTGGGGTGGGACATCCATCACCTACACCGGAACCACCACGGCACGGCGCTGGGGACAGCTCGAAACCTACGGAGGCAAACTCGTCGAGAACATCGTCCAAGCAATCGCCCGTGACCTACTCGTGGTTGGCATGCACGCAGTCGCCAAGGCAGGGCACAAGATTGTGATGCATGTTCACGACGAAATCGTCATCGACGAACCCACAAACTCGGGCTTCACCGTTGCTGACGCGTGCAAACTCATGTCCACCCTCCCAGCATGGGCCAAAGGATTACCGTTGGACGCGGATGGGTATGAGTGCGCCTATTACCGTAAGGATTAGCTGTTGATTGTCCAGATGGGATCTTGTTTCCAGCTGGGGCTGGCACCTATGTGCGTTAGATCGACGCCAGGAATTTCGGTGGGGAAACTGTCTAGGACGTCGCTGATGGCCTGTATTTCAGCGGTGAAATTTCCTCGTCGCAAGAGGAATGCGGTGAGCACCAACGCGGTGTACATACGTCCTGAAGAATGTGTCACGGCCGATAGCGTTTGGTCACTGCGGCGGTGTCTGACCAACGGACGGATGACGAGTCGCCTGTTCCATAGTCTGGCGTGGTGAGCGCATACGTTACGAACGAAATTCACGGTGCGCATCCATGATTCCAACTCGTCGGCACGTGCCAAGTACTTGTCAGCAATGCGACGACGCTGTTCGAAGGGAGCCAACGAAAACAGGGTCACGAGTTGTCCGAACTCAAGAATCTCGGTGGCCACCCACACCGGCAAACGACCGTCGTGGGTCTGGTTGTAATGCGTGACGAAATCTTCTGTAGAGCGCGACTGCGTTTGGGCTAGCTTCTGCGTGAACAGTACTGCGCGGCGATGCATTGCGCCTGACGGCCAAATCCGTTCGAGGTCGAGGTGAATGAACGGATCGATCTCACCCAGCACGTGCCCCACGTCAACTCGCAGGCACACCTCCAGCTTGCATAGCGCCCGCCACACAGCAAGACGCAGTTGTTCGTCAAACTCGTACAGCTCAATCGCGTGATGCATACGTGTGCCGGGAACGAAACGATCTAAACGCCGCCGAGGTGAGCCTTCGGGAGCTGGCTGGCGCAGCGGGTAGGAGTATCCCGAAAGCCGGTAATAGCCGACAGTAGATAACTCGCGGCGGTAATCACCGGCATCCAATAGGCCACGACGAGTGAGGATATTGATTTGCTCATCGATACTGGCCCACGGTTTATCGACCACCAGCCCACCTGCTTCCAAAAACATGAAGACCGGCTCTGACCTGTCTCGGAAACCGATACAAGCGAGCCGGTACTAGTGGCAATCACTATACCGCGAAAACAACGACAGAATCAAGAACACGGCAAAGTATCACCATCAGAGAAGAAAGCTTATCCAAGACCACTAAGAAACGAGAACCGACCCTGCGCTCCCACCGAGGCGGGCAGCGGAACCGGTCATGTTGTCTAAAAGACCACCGTGTCGGCACCGCTGTAGCAAGAGAATGATGGTTCTTCCACACAGAGCACTCGAGAAATTTGTCTATGCCCCGGCGAGAATACCTGCAGATGGCTCTAACAGATAGCGCTCCACCGGGGCTTCAACACCAATCGTGCCAGAACGAGAAGCGATTGAGTACCCGTGATTTAACACTTTCGGGTTCGTCGGCAGTGGGGTGAGGCCCTTAACTCCTTGTGTCGACCGGCACGACTTTTTCTCGACGGGGTCTCGGGAAGGAACCCCGCCATGGGAAACCAGATTCAAACATTTACCAACGACGTGTTCGGCACCATTCGCACCATCACCACTGATGGTCAGATCCTTTTCTGCGGCAAGGACGTCGCCACCGCGCTCGGCTACCAGGATCCGACGAACGCGGTGAAGCTGCACTGCAAGGGGGTGGCAAATTACCACCCCCTTGAGACCGCTGGCGGACTCCAGCAGGTCCGCTTCATTACCGAAGGCGACCTCTACCGCCTCATCATCTCTTCAAAGCTCCCGGCAGCACAGAAGTTCGAAGCCTGGGTGTTCGATGAGGTGTTGCCGACGATTCGCCGCCACGGCATGTACGCATACGACGAACTCCTCGCTGACGATGAGTTCCTCGAGCATGCCATCGCCACGCTGCGTGCGGAACGGGCCAAGCGCCTGGCAGCAGAGCAAGCCTTGCTTGAAGCGGCACCGAAAGTCTCGTACTACGACCTCGTGCTGCAGTCCGATTCGTTGTTGACGACGACGGCGATTGCGAAGGACTACGGACTTTCCGCGAAGAAGCTCAACCGCATTCTGCGTGATGCTCACGTGCAGTTCCATCAGTCTGGCCGGTGGTTCCTCTACGCCAAGTACGCCGAGCAGGGATACACCCAGTCAAAGACCCACGAATACGGCGAAGGCCAGACCCGCACCCACATGTACTGGACGCAAAAGGGACGCTTGTTCATCTACGACCTGCTCAAGAACCAGCTCGGCATCCTCCCGGTCATTGAGCGTGAGGGTCAGGTGCAAGCATGAGCGCCACGACACTCGATATTGGGTTTTCGAAGAAGAACACCGAAGGCTATCTGGATCTTACGAGCTACCACGCGCTCAAAAAGCTGCAGCGCGAGCAGTTCGGATATCGTCCGCTCGTCTATATCTGCTCGCCCTACTCGGGCGACACGGAAGCGAACGTTGAGCTCGCCCGCCAATTCTGTGGATTTGCAGTGGGCGCGGGCAAGATCCCCTTCGCCCCACACCTGCTGTTCCCGCAGTTTATGGATGACGCCGATTTTGATCAGCGGGAGCTGGCGATGTTTTTCAACCGTGTGCTGCTCGCCAAATGCGAAGCCCTCTGGGCATATGTCGGACACGTCAGCCCTGGCATGCGCCTAGAGATCGGCTGGGCACGCGACCTCGAGTTGCCGATTAAGTTTTTCGATTCTGATTTCAAGGAGGTCACCCCATGACCACGCCCTTCACTCTGTTTGCTGCCACGGTTACCGGCGTGCAGAACAATAACCACTACCCAAACAGGCACCGGGTTACTGACGCGGCCTTGCTATCGGCAGCCGCTGCCTTTGATCATGTGGCCGCAACCTATGCGAATGATCGCCGCTCAACTGCAGCCTTCATAGCCTCGGACTGCGTGGTGATGGATATCGACAACGATCACACCGAAACTCCGGCCGAGTGGGTCACGCCTGAGAAGCTTGGCGAGGTGATGGCGGGTGTGGAGTTCATGGCCGCCACGTCTCGTAATCACATGAAGGCGAAGGGTGTGTTGTCTGCGCGGCCGCGTTTCCACGTTTATTTCCCAATCCGAGAAGTACAAGGCGCAGACGAATACGCAGGATTGAAACACCGCCTCGCGTCGCGGTTTGCTTTCTTCGATCGCAACGCTCTTGACGCAGGACGCTTCATCTACGGCACCTCTAACCCACAAGTTACGGTGCATGAGGGCGATCAGCTCCTCAATGCATGGTTGGACGACGCTGACGAGATCGACGTGTTCGCCGCATTTGATGCCTCCACACTCGTGATTGGTGAAGGCTCGCGCAACGCTACGTTGTCGCGCTTCGCAGGCAGGGTCCTCATCCGCTACGGCGATACCGACCAAGCACGAGACCTCTTCGATCGCAAAGCCAACCTTTGCGAACCACCGCTCAGCGAGGGCGAATTACAGGCGATTTGGAATAGCGCGTGCAGGTTTGCTTCGAAGGTCGCTGCTGATCCAGGCTATCTGCCGCCAGAGGCTTATGAGGCGTTGGCGGGTTTGCGTCCGGATGATTTTTCCGATGTCGGTCAGGCAGACACATTAGCTGGCGAGTATGCGAACAAGATCCGCTACTCGCTCGCCACCAAGTGGCTCGTCTACGACCATGGCGTGTGGGACGAGAACGACTTATCCGCACAAGGCGTCGTTCAAGAACTGACCTCCCGCCAGCTCGAGGAAGCCGACCGCTTGATCGCGTCCACGTGGGAGACCATGACAGCAACCGGCGCAGATATCGTCATGGCCTCCGCCTCGTCGAAAGCACGCGGCATCGCCAAGCTCACGCCTGTGCAAGCGACCGCGTTCCGGGCGTGGGATGAGGCAAAGAACTACCACAAGTTCGTTCTATCTCGGCGTTTGTCACGCAACATCACGGCCACGTTGAAAGAAGCCGGGCCGATCTTGCAGGTGCGTATCCGTGACCTTGACGTCGACCCCTACCTGCTCAACACCCCGGCAGGTACCTGGGATCTGCGCGACGGTAGTAGTCACAGGCACAACCCAGCCGATCTGCTGACCAAGCAGACCGCTGTCAGCCCCGGCGATGAGGGCGCACAGATTTGGGCCGACGCGCTCGACGTGTTCTTCCAAGGAGATCCTGAGTTGATTGGTTATGTGCAGCGCATTGTGGGGTTGGCGGCTATCGGTCAGGTTTTCGTCGAAGCCCTCGTCATCGCCTACGGGGACGGACGAAACGGCAAATCCACGTTTTGGAACACGATCGCCCGCGTGTTGGGGACGTATTCGGGCACGATCTCAGCTGACGCGCTCACGGTCGGGGTACGCCGCAACGTCAAACCCGAACTCGCAGAAGCCAGAGGCAAACGTCTCTTGATCGCGGCTGAAACCGAAGAAGGCATGCGCCTATCAACCTCGAACGTCAAACAGCTGGCCTCAACCGATCAGATCTCGGCAGAGAAAAAGTTCAAGGACCCCTTCGCCTTCACCCCCTCCCACACGCTCGTGCTCTACACGAACCATCTACCGCGTGTGGGAGCCATGGACGCAGGCATCTGGCGCAGGCTCATCGTCATCCCGTTCAACGCCACCATCGAAGGCGATACGGACGTGAAGAACTACGCCGACCACCTCTATGAACACGCTGGCGGGGCGATCCTTTCCTGGATCATGGAGGGAGCGCACCTCATTCACAGTGAGGGCTACAAGCTCACTCCGCCGCCTCAGGTCGTTCAAGCCTCACAGGCCTATAAGGAAGACAACGACTGGTTCTCCCAGTTCCTTGAAGACTCATGCGACGTCGAGAACGGCTTATCAGAGCGTGCCGGTGACCTCTACCAGACGTATCGAGCGTGGGCACAAAACACCTCAGGATGGGCGCGCCCGATGGTCGACTTCAACGCTGCTGTCGAACAAGCCGGATTCGTGCGGAAAAAGACCAAACACGGCATGTACGTCTACGGGCTCGCGATCGCATCCGAGTTCGGCAGCTAACCCCATGATGACGAGCTGTGACGAGCCATTCCCTACCTTACGCATGTGAAATTACTTTGTGTTTTTCTCTATATAAAAGGTTAGGAACGACTCGTCACATGCCGTCACCCCTACAAGCGAACTCAAGGAGTGACCATGAACGAACGAACCATAGAACACCAACTGAAGAAAGCCGTCGAAGCCTCTGGCGGCTTGTGCTGGAAGCTCGTCTGCCCTGGAACCAGCGGCGTACCTGACCGGATATGCCTGATGGACAGCCGGGCTGTTTTCGTCGAGCTCAAAGCAGCAGGCAAACAACCCAGGCCAATCCAGCAGCGTCGGATGAACCAACTGCGCGAGCAAGGCTTCACCGCATTGGTTGTCGATTCGGTGGACGGCATACAGGAGGTGCTTGATGCACTATCAGCCGCATAACTACCAAACCACCGCAACCCAATACATCATCGACCACGACGAGGCAGCAATCTTTCTCGGGATGGGCTTGGGCAAATCGGTGATCACGTTGACGGCGATCTGGCAGCTCATGCTCGACTACTTCACCATCCACCGCGTATTGGTCGTCGCTCCGTTGCGAGTTGCCCGCGATACGTGGCCTGCAGAAGTAGCCAAGTGGGATCACCTTGAAGGGCTCACCGTAGCAGTCGCTGTCGGAACCAAGCGAGATCGGCTGAACGCTCTTGCGGCGTCTGCGATGGTGACCGTCATCAACCGGGAAAACATTCCATGGTTGGTGAACCAACTCGGGGGTAGCTGGCCGTTCGACATGGTCATCATCGACGAACTCTCCAGCTTCAAAAACCACCGGGCGAAGCGGTTCACGGCGCTGGTGAAAATGCGGCCGCACGTTAAGCGCTGGGTTGGCCTGACCGGCACGCCTGCAGCAAATGGACTGATGGATGTGTGGGCGCAGTTCCGGCTCCTCGACGGCGGTCAGCGTTTGGGCCGGTTTATCACTCGTTATCGCGAGCGTTGGTTCGTGCCCGATAAGCGCAACGGGATGCAGGTGTTCACCTATAAGCCCCGCGCGGGTGCTGAGGATGAGATCTACGTTGCGATTGGTGACATGACGTTGTCGATGCGAACCACCGACCACCTTCAGCTACCGGAATTGACGGTGACGACAATGTCTGTGGTGCTGGAGCCGAAAGAACGACGCGTGTATGAGCAGTTGAAATCTGATCTTGTCCTCGACCTTGATGGGGCGACGATTGACGCTGCGAACGCTGCTGCGTTGTCGGGCAAGCTCCTGCAGTTAGCGTCGGGCGCGATCTACACCAGCGACGGTCAATGGACTGCGGCTCATGATCGCAAGCTCGACGCTCTCGAAGACCTTGTTGAGGCAGCCAACGGCAGCCCGTTGCTGGCGGCGTACTGGTTCGCCCATGACCGCGAGCGTATCACCGCCCGCTTCCCGCAGGCTCGCGAACTGAAAACAAGCGCGGAGATCGAGGCATGGAACAAAGGTGAGATCACCCTCGGCTTGATCCACCCCGCGAGCGCTGGCCACGGATTGAACCTCCAGTCAGGTGGGCATCTGTTGGTGTGGTTCTCACTGACCTGGAGCCTGGAGCTCTATCAACAGACGAACGCTCGCTTGTATCGGCAAGGACAGTTAGAGCCGGTCACGATCACGCATCTTGTTGCGGAAGGGACGCTCGATGAAGCCGTGCTCAAAGCCCTTGATACGAAAGATGCTACGCAGGCTGCGTTGATTGACGCGGTCGCACAAGAAATCCAAACAACCACTGAAAGGACACGCTCATGCATATGATGACGAAATACCTCGACACAAGGAAAGCTGCGATCGCTGCGCTGCAGGATTATGCGGTGATGGAACAGATCATCGAGAGTACCGACGAGCAGATCAAGGCGGCTTATGCTGATGCAGCTAGCCCCGCATCACCGCGCATGGACGGCACACCGCCCTCGGGTGATCTGCACGCGTCCGAGAACAGGATCGTGGCAACGATCGAGCGAATAGATGCGTACAAGGCTCGCTACCTGCAGGCTCGCCAGTACATGGACTGGTTCTTGCCTGCGTGGGAAGTCATCGCTGAAGACGACCGCTTCATCCTCGAAGGCTTCTTCCTCAGCGAGGGGACGCAAGATGAGAAGGTGTCGATGATCGCCGATCATTTCTACGTCGAGCGTGACACGGTCTATCGGCGCAAGAACCGGGCCCTCGACAGGTTCGCCACCGCCTTGTATGGACAGCTCTAGCGTTAGCGGGTATCCGAAACATGCGATAGAAAACCGCATATCAGTGTGAGAACATATAAGTGGTTGAAAAGTAGGTGAAGCCCCAAGAACCCACACGGGAACTTGGGGCTTCACCATGTTCGGGAAGGAGCTAGCGATGCCGGTCAAACCAGCGTCCCCGTGCTCCCACCCTGGTTGTCCTGAGCTCACCCGCGAGCGCTACTGCGACGCCCACGCCAAGGCTGAGGATGCTCGGTATCGGAAGTATCAGCGGGATCCGAAGATCAATCGTAGATATGGTTCACGCTGGCGTAAAATCCGTGCCGCCTACGTCGCCGCCCACCCGCTCTGCGAAGACTGCCTAGAGGCCGGATGCTACACACCCGTACAAGAGGTTCACCACATTCTCCCGCTCGAACACGGCGGCACCCACGACTTTGATAACCTCCGAAGCCTGTGCAAGCCCTGCCACTCGCGCCAGAGCGCGCTCGATGATGACCGATGGAGGCAACAACCTCGGGTCTACACCTACTAGATTTTTGAAAATCGCGACATAACCACTAAGCACTTCCCCACCCTAAAAATATTGACCTTGTTCCAGCGCCAAGTTACGGAACAAGTCGAGGATTCGGTTAGGGGTTGGGGGCGTCGAATCTCTACGACTCGCTGAGGGGTCAGCGGGCGGGGCCCACCGCGCGCAAAGTCCCCGAATCAAACAAGGTATTAACACTTCGGGCTTCGTCGGCAGTACCAGTGAGGGGTTAAATCCCGCTGAGTGTTGCTCGGTTTTCTTGCGCTTTGTCCGTCCGGATTTGGGTTTCCCAGGGACGTACAGGTGAGGGCAAAAACTCGGAGCTTCTCATCCGGTGTTCTGGATCCCTCCCTGGCAGGTGTTCGCCTGTCTTGAATTAACAAACTGGTTTCTAAAAAGGAGGAATCATGACAGATCAAATGGTGCTAAAAACACAGCAATGGCTCAATCGCACCTATAGGAGCAAGGCTGGATTCGGTTCAGTCGTAGAGGACGGATATACCGGCTGGGGCACTATCAACGCTTTGATTCGAGCTCTGCAAATCGAGCTGGGTATTACGACAACGGCGAACAATTTCGGACCGGGAACTATCAGTCGCTTCCAGTCTCGGTGGCCTAACGGCATCCACCAACAGGATGACGGTGCACAGGAGACTTCTAATGTGTACGGCATTATCCAAGGCGCCTTGTGGTGCAAGGGATACTCTGCCGGTGCCAGCGATATCACGACTCACTTCTATAGCGGAACTGGAAAGGCCATCAAACAGCTTAAGAGCGACATGGGCATTGGTGGAGATTCCACTGTGACGCTCGACGTCATGAAAGCGCTGTTGTCAATGCAGCAATTCGTCCTGCTTCGCTCTTATGGGGGCATTTCAGCGATCCGCCAAGCACAGCAACAAATCAATCAACAGTATCGCGCTTATACCGGAATCATCCCAACCGATGGACTCTACGGTCGGGAAATGAACACTGCTCTGATTCAGGTTTTGCAAGCCATTGAAGGATTTAGCCCTGCGGAAGCCACAGGTAATTTCGGCAATGGCACCAAAGCGCGTCTAACAATAGTTACACCCAGCAATGCGGCAAGTTTACCGAAGTGGGCTTGGCTAGCTCAGGTTGCTCTAGTGTGTAACCGGATTTCTCCCGATATCTATCCTTCTGCACAAACCGCACTGTCAACGTTCGTTCCGCAATTCCAAGCAAAGTATCAGCTCCCACGAAGTGGGGTGGTCGACTCGACTACATGGATGAGCCTGCTCACCTCGAAAGGTGATCCGAATCGCGCCTGCAAAGCATGCGATACACGCTTCGAGATTACGGCTGAGCGACTCAACCTACTTAAGGCGAACGGCTATGAGATCGTAGGACGTTACCTGACTGAGCCGAATCAGGATTCAAAAGATCCGTCTGACTATTTCAAAGCAATTCGCCCCGGAGAACTTGAACGCATCACCAACGGAGGGATGAAGTTCTTCCCGATTTTCCAGGAGTACTCAACCAAGCTTCGACACTTCACGCGGGAAAACGGCGCTTGGCACGCGACGCTTGCAAGGCAAGCCGCCCAAAGACTTGGCATTCCGGGAACGTATATCTATTTCGCTGTTGATTTCGATGCGACCGACCCCGAGGTCACAAGTCACATTCTTCCGTATTTCCAGGGTGTGCGTGGAAGCCTGGGAGGCGGATACAAAGTGGGTATCTACGCATCACGCAATATTTGTCGCCGCATCATTAAAGCCGGATACGCTGGAAGCGCGTTCGTCTCGGACATGTCCACAGGATTTTCTGGCAACCTCGGCTTCCCTATTCCTGATAGTTGGAACTATGATCAGTTCACTGAAATCAGTGACTACAAGGGTGCTGGTTTTGACCTAGACAGGGTCGCCTATTCAGGACAAGCAGCGGCAGTTGATCATGTTGCTCCTTCGAGTGCCGGTGACGCTGCGCCCGACACCAGCATCGATTACAACAAGCTGGCTCCGATTGATCTGATCTGGCATTTAGAGAAGCGCTTTGAGGAATTACGTGCTGATAGCAAAGTTGGTGAGGACTACGTTGCGGGTTCTCATGGTGCGGGAACGTGGATTGCCGTTCCGACTTGGCGTTGCATCCTCAACTATTTAGCAAAAGCCTACCTGCGTGACGGTGGTAGTGGATCTGCGGTGAATTGGTCCGTGTCTGCCGAAAGTTTCAGGAGTGCTGACGCGAGCGTACTCGAGAAGGACGCTGTAGGCAAGAAGATCATCGCTGCCTTGAATCGCTATATTGATAACACTTGGCGGCAATCCATGACCGACAAGACCGGAGAATCAGTTGATCTGGCGCATCTGGCGGCAACAACACTTGGATACACCAACTGGAATGTTATCCCTGATGCGTGGACTGGCTGGGCTGGAGACCTAGCTACTGCCATGGAAAACATTCAGAAAACGCTTGAGTGGAATCCCAGTGCGAACCTGGATCAGGTGGCCACAGCTCTAGTCGGTCAAGGTAACGATTACCGTCAGCATCCTGGCTTGAAGGGGCTAGTACTTGACAAGAAAAACGACAAGGGAGAATGGGATTCGGTAGGAAACAACTGTAACCGTGACGACCTTTGCTGTGACGGAGATGCCATTGTCATCGCTAACACGCTAGAAAACGGCAACGACTCCAACGCTCATCTTCTGTCAGCAACATTGCGAGAGTACTACAACAATTCCAGCAAACTAGCCAACAGATTCAAGCAGATTGGCTGGAGCTTGGGGGCGAATAATTCCACTGAGGCATATCAGAAAATAAGTGAATATGCCGACTTGGATAGCGCCGTTTTAGGATGGTTCCTGGCTGGATACGTCAAGGAAGAGATTCGTTTGACAGCTTGCCGAAAGCTAGCTGAATTCATCTACCGATAATTGATTTGGTCTTTTCCTTGGTGTGGCGCTTGGGTAAAAACGCTAAACCCAAGCGCTACACCACCAGCAACAAGAGCGCCGATGGCGGGAACGGAAAACTGGCTCAGCAGTTGAGAAAAAGAATCACTATGAACTAACGAGCCGACACCATCGAGTGAAAAGAGAAAAGCTGAGAGTCCGATAAAGGCTCCTGCTGAAAGTTGCAACGCGCGGGCAGATTGAATACCGATGAAATGCTTATTAAAAAGCAGAAGAAGAATCGTGAAACACACATACATGAGTGGCATCAATAAGAAGACCACAAAAAATCTCTGATCCTGATCCTTGCACCGTAGAAAGATGGCGGCGAAAAGCCACGCGCCGACAAAATATGCCAGAGCGGATACAAGAAACACAGATATTTTTTTGATGACCAGTCCCTTCAACTTTTCGCTACACATTTTGATACGGCAACGGCATCAGGAGTTGTATGCCCAATAAGTTCTCATTCTACAAGAAGGGTTTCCCTGCATTGCTAAGGATAGCGCTGATCGGGCGGATGTTGCGTGAATGCAGGCACGAGGCCTGGTGCGTTGAACCCGACAGTCACGAAAAGGCGCACGGGAGCGCCTATACCAGAGGCTCCCGAGTATCTGTCTGTGGTGTACAGCGTGGTAAGAAGCTACTGGGGGGCGGCTTGGTTATGGGGTTGTTCTGGCGGCTTTCTGGTGAATGCACGGAGCTTTTTGATTGCCCATTCGTAGTGGCTTGATGTGGCTGACACGCAGTAGGAGCCGAGCGAGGTTGTGCCCGTCCACGGGAAATGCGCCTTGGTGAATAACTCCTCGTTGGTGAACTCGCCGATGAGAGCCACTACTGCGGTGTGGCTGTCAGCGAGGTTCTCGCGGATAGCCTCAAGCTCAGTGCCCTGATATTGAGTCCAAATCTCTTGGTTGAGCGTTGGCGTGGTTCGCCACGTGTGAGGAAACGGAAGAAACGGTCGAGGCTGACCCTGGCGGTTGGCGTCGACGAAGCCAAGCAACATGCGCTGCCACTCGTGCAGGTGGGCAAGGACGTCGCGCAGGTTTTTATCCCGCGCCCAGTGGGCTTCTTTACCGATTTGAGTGATGCTGGGATCAAAATTCGTATGCTGATCGTTGGAACTCATGCCCTCAATGAGGCTGTCCAGTTTCGCATACTGCGCCTCGGCGGCATCCAATAGTTCAGTTTTCGTCTTCGGTCTCGGCACGCCACTAATTATCTCAAAGCAGGAAAGCAGATGAAAACCCATGGCGAAAGACGGAACGAACCGTGGCGGACGCCGCGTGCGAGCTGGCGCGAAACCTGATCCGCTGAATGAGAAGCTCGCAGCTGGCCGCCCAGCCACTCGGCTTGAGGATCCGCTGGGTGAGCCGTTCGATTTCGAAGGCTCAGATATCGGGGATGGCGCGGTACTTGCTGGTGAGACCATGCCTGAACCATCGGATTATCTCTCCGACATCCAGCGCGATGGCAAACCACTCGGCGCAGATTTGGTCTACCGGGAGACGTGGCAGTGGCTTGATGCTCGTGGTTGTTCTCAGTTCGTGGCACCCAGGCTGATTGAATCCTATGCGCAGTCTTTCGCCCGCTATGTGCAGTGCGAGCAGGCGATCTCCAAGTTCGGTCTGCTCGGCAAACACCCAACCACAGGGGCAGCGATCGCATCCCCGTTCGTTGCTATGTCCCAGTCTTTCGGGAAGCAAGCGAACGTGTACTGGTACGAGATTTACGAGATCGTGCGCGCCACCTGCACCACCGACTACTCAGGTTCGGCGCCGGGTGATGACGTGATGGAGCAGTTGTTGAAAGCCCGCTCCTAACAACTCTCTGATTTTTGTGCTCCCGCCCCGGATGGGTGGGCACTTTTCTATGCCTTGATTCTTCGGAAAGTGAGTATGTATGTCTACGAAGACTGCTGAGGCCGTGTGTATCGGCCATCCCGATAAGCTCTGCGATCTGATCTCAGACACAATCCTTGACGACATTCTCTACGAGGACCCAGCCGCACGCGTTGCAGTAGAAGTGATGGCATCTGGCCACAGGATCATTGTGACTGGCGAGATCACTTCGAAGGTTCGTCCGCGTATTCGTGAGTCGGTGCGTTACGCGCTGGTGAAGGCGGGGTATGTGCCGTGGCGGTTTGTGACCTTCGTGTGGGTACGTCGCCAGTCCCCAGACATCAACGCAGGAGTCACCCGATCGCTCGAAGCACGATTTGGTGACGACACCGAATTCGCCCTCCAAGGAGCAGGCGACCAAGGCACCGTTTACGGATACGCCACGACGGAAACCCCGGAGCGTTTGCCGTTGCCGCTGGTGCTCTCACACGAGATTTGCACCCGCCTCGACAATGCCCGCAAGGACGGCACCATCACTGGGATCAAGTCCGATGGTAAGGCACAGGTAACAGTTCGTTACGACGCTGCTGGTAAGCCAGTGGCGATTGAAACCGTGGTGGTATCGATCCAACACGACGCGGCGAAGGATCTCGATGAGCTCGCGTCGGAGGTGAGAACCCTCATCGTCGCACCCGCGTGTAAGCCGTATCTGCCGATTAGCGCTGACACCGAGATTCTGGTGAATCCCTCGGGCTTGTTTACGGTTGGTGGGCCGAAGGCCGACACGGGTCTGACGGGTCGTAAGTTGATGGTTGATAGTTACGGCGGTCTTGCCCCACATGGTGGTGGTGCGTTCTCTGGTAAGGATGCCTCGAAGGTTGATCGTTCGGGTGCTTATATGGCGCGGCTGATCGCCAAGACTATCGTCGAGGCACGGTTGGCCGTTGAGTGCCAAGTGAGCATTTCTTATGCGATTGGGAAGGCTGACCCGGTCGCTTTCGCTATCGACACGCTCGGCAGTGGTGAATACTCCGACGAGATCCTCGCTAAGGCCGTAGCCGAGGTGTTTCCGCTGCGCCCCGGTGGAATCATCGATGCTTTGAACCTTCGTAAGCCAGGATTCGCGCGCTACTCAACTTATGGGCACTTCGGCCATCCCGGTTTGCACTGGGAGAACTCGTTCGCTCACGTTGACGCGCTGCGGAAGGCGGTGGAAACGCATGCGCATCGAACAACTGCCCATCGCTGACCTTCACCCCGCCGCATATAACCCGCGTAAAGACCTTAAGCCCGGCGACCCCGAATACGAGAAGCTCAAGCGGTCGCTGACGGAGTTCGGCTACGTCGAACCGGTCATCTGGAACCAAACCACCGGCCACGTCGTCGGCGGTCACCAGCGCCTCAAAATCCTCGAAGACCTCGGGGAAACTAGCGTCGACTGTGTTGTGGTGGAGTTGGACGAGACCCGCGAGAAAGCCTTGAATGTAGCGTTGAACAAGATTAGCGGCGAGTGGGACCAAGACAAACTCGCCCTCTTGATTGCAGACCTCGACGCGAGTGATTTCAACGCCGAGCTGACTGGCTTCGACGACGCCGAAATCCAGCAGTTAATCGGCTCCTTGGATGAGGACGAGGTGGCCGATGATGATTTCGACCTCACCGCCGCACTCGAAGCAGCCGCGTTCGTGGAGCGCGGGGACATCTGGACGCTTGGCCGCCACCGACTCGTGTGCGGCGACGCCACCTCACAAACCGACGTTGAGGCTTTGATGGATGGGAAGCGCGCGAACCTCGTACTCACCGATCCGCCGTACAACGTCGCCTTCGAATCCTCAGATGGCCTGTCCATCAAGAACGACAAGATGACAGCCGATAAGTTCTATGACTTCCTCCACGCCGCGTTCACCCAGATGGCTGGGGTGTGTGAGAAAGGCGCGAGTGCCTACGTCTTCCATGCTGACACTGAAGGCTTGAACTTCCGGCGCGCTTTCGTTGAGGCGGGCTTTTACCTGTCGGGATGTTGCATCTGGGTCAAGGATTCCCTTGTTCTCGGACGCTCTCCCTACCAATGGCAACACGAACCCGTGCTCTACGGCTGGGTCAAGACCGGTAAGCATCGCTGGTATGCGGATCGCAAGCAGACCACGGTGTGGCATTTTGCCAAGCCGAGGAAGAATTCCGATCACCCCACTTCCAAGCCACTAGACCTGTTGGCTTACCCGATTCGTAACTCCACCCAAACCAACGCGATAGTACTCGATACGTTTGCTGGCTCTGGTTCCACGCTAATGGCTGCACAAGCCACAGACCGCACTTGCTATTGCATGGAGCTGGATGAGAAATACGCTTCCGTGATCCTGCGCCGGTATGCCGAACACACCGGGGATGCAGCAGGAATTACCTGCCTACGAGACGGCAAGGAATACACGTATCTAGATCTGGTGAAAGAAGTCGAGCGCCCCAAGCAGAAAGGCTAACCCTTGACACAAACTTTAAGGCTTGGCTCGCTTTTTGATGGCTCGGGAGGTTTCCCACTCGCCGCAACCAAGATTGGTATCGAACCTGTGTGGGCGAGCGAGATTGAGCCCTTCCCGATCCTGGTCACCACAACGCGTTTGCCACAAATGCAACACCTGGGCAACATCTGCGACATTGACGGCAGTCAGCTAGAGCCGGTGGATGTGGTCACGTTTGGTTCTCCTTGCCAAGACCTGTCGGTGGCAGGTAAAAGGGCAGGCTTAGCTGGCGAACGCTCCGGTCTATTCCACCAAGCTGTCAGAGTCATCAGAGAAATGAGAAAGGCAAGTCATGGTCTATATCCAAGATTCGCTGTTTGGGAAAACGTGCCCGGAGCTTTCTCCTCCAACAAAGGCAATGATTTCCACCAAGTGCTACGCGAGCTTATCGCCATCACGGACGAAAAAGCAGCAGCTAACCTACCTCGAGCTGACAAATGGCAAAAAGCTGGAGCGGTCGTGGCAGACCAATGGAGTATTGCGTGGCGAGTATTGGACGCACAATTTTTCGGAGTACCCCAACGACGCAAAAGAATCTACCTTATCTGCGATTTTGCAAGCGGGCGTGCCGGACACATACTCTTTGAGCCCACGAGCCTGCGCGGGAATCTTACGCAGGGCTGCGGTAAGAGGCAAAATGCTACCTCCAATCCTCGAGCAGGCACTCACGACGCAAGCAAATCCTTAGATGTATTCGCGCTGAGAATGCGTGCAGGAAAACCTGGAGGCGGTAAAGGCCCGCTCGTGCAAACAAATCTGTCGGGCACGCTTGGATGCAGTAACGACCAGAGTATTATTGAGCCGCTATTGTTTGACCATCATCCTCATGATGCCAGAGTGGGCGGACCATGCCAGATAGCGCCAACCGTGACCGCTCGTTACAGCACTGGCGGAGGTAATACTCCCATCATCGCTACCGCCTACGGTTTCAATGCGTTACATGAGGGACGCGGTGCGGCAGTGGGCAGGTACGGTTATTCAACCGAGGTATCCAAGACGCTCGATACGTCAGGGATAGCTCCGACCTGTAACCAAGGCGGCATCGCCATCGTCGAACCTGACGTTGTGAGCGCCTCGAAGGCGGACTTCTTCTGCCGAGGAAACGTGAATGTTGCTGGTGCCCTGTTGGCTTCGGATTCGACCGAGCCGCCCCTGGTCACCGACCCTTGCGTGCCTGACTATCACGTGCGGCGCTTAACCCCGACTGAATGTGCCCGCCTACAAGGATTCCCGGATACTTGGACAGACGGACTCGCCATCGAGAACCCGAGCGAAGACGTGCTGGATTATTGGTGGCAGGTCTGGGCCAGCTGGGGCAAGGTACAAGGATTGAAAAAACCTAAAACCCGCAACCAAGTACGCAAATGGCTGGCTAATCCAGTGACCGATCGGGCGTTATACAAGCTGTGGGGAAACGGGATAGCTTTGCCGTGCGCCAAACTCGTGCTTTCCCAGATAGCGGCCGAGGCCACTAAAACTCCTGGATTTTAAGGCGAAAATTACTGGATAAGCCCGCGAATCTATGGCTGTATGTACATGACCAAACAAAACACAAGAAAGAAGGTTTGGTGATGATAGGACAGCTATGTGTTGATCTAGAAGAAATCGAAAACCTCGGCAAGGGGGATAAATAGCGATGAGTAGCAAGCAAGACCCCGGCTACGGGCTGGTGATCACTTTGCCGACCATTCTTGATGAACGTGAACTAGACAGACTGGTTGAACTTGTCAATGCAAAGTCAGACCTTATCTCCAAAAGCCTGGGAACCAGCCAGTTGAGCATCAGATCCACCGAGGAAGGCGTGAGTTTTCCTTGGTGGGATGAGCTGCCAGAGTTTGAGAAAATCACAGCCTACACCGAGTTCTTAACGGAGCTGGTCGCATACGCTAAACGGATCCGCCGCACAGTCGCTCGCAGTGCGAGCCAGGTAAGTAATGAGAAGTATGAACTGCGCTCTCTGCTTTACCGCATCGGACTTAGCGGTAAAAAGAATGCTGAGGTTCGCAAAATCCTGCTTAAGCCGCTCTCGGGTAATTCGGCGTGGAAAACCCCGCCACTAATAAACACTAACCAAGAGATGTAAACCACTATTTATTAGGCAAAATAGGCGGAAAACGACTGGATAAGTAGGCGGGTCTATGGCTGTATATACATACCGAAACGGTACACAACAGAAAGGTAGCAGCCATGAACACCACAAAGGTCACCAGCGAAACCCTCCAGATGCGCCTCGATTCCTACGGGACGGTTCTTGCCTACGGGAACTACACGCTAGCAAGTTTTGCTACCTGGACCAAGACTGAAGGCTTTGGCAACAACGCCCAAATCTACCGGTTGATGGAAGAACCCGTCAGCGGGTTCGGGCCTAACTCGAAAGGCCGCGGAGAATGCGAACTCGAACTCATCGCTGAGTCAGACCACCTTTTCGCTGACGCTGGACATGCGATCGCCTGGGCGTTAGCTAATCTGCCTAAAGCCTAGCCCCGCCGAGCCTGAGGGCACCTGCTATCGCCGGTAGCAACTGACTTTTTAATCAACAGAAGGTAACTGATTCGTATGCGTGAGCTAGCTGAATATCACCCGACACGGTTCATGGCTGAAAGCTCGCGCTATGACAAGCGCCGAGCCGACTTTGCGGTCGCGTTCATCCAAGCGTTAAAGCATACGAAAGGCCGGTGGGCAGGAAAACCTTTTAAGTTGATTGATTGGCAAGAACAAATCATTCGCGACCTTTTCGGGGTGGTCAAACCTGACGGGTTTCGCCAATTCACTACGGCTTACGTGGAGATCCCGAAGAAACAGGGCAAGAGTGAACTTGCCGCCGCCGTCGCACTCTTACTGTGTTGCGGCGATGGCGAGGAACGCGCTGAAGTTTATGGGTGCGCGGCTGATCGTCAGCAGGCATCCATTGTGTTCGAGGTTGCGGCGGACATGATCCGCATGAGTCCAGCGCTGTCCAAGCGTGTCAAGATTCTAGCTTCGCAGAAGCGGATCATCTATAAGCCCACCAACTCCTTCTATCAAGTCTTGAGTGCGGAGGCGTATTCGAAGCACGGATTCAACATCTCCGGCGTCGTCTTTGACGAACTGCATACCCAACCGGGCCGGGCGCTCTTCGACGTGATGACCAAAGGCAGTGGGGATGCTCGCACCCAGCCGCTGTACTTCTTGATCACGACAGCGGGTACCGATACGCATAGCATTTGTTATGAGCAACACCAAAAAGCCCAAGACATCCTAGATGGCAAAAAGCACGACCCCACGTTCTACCCGGTGATCTATGGGGCGGCGCAAGATGATGATTGGACCGACGAGGACGTGTGGCATAAGGCTAATCCGAGCTTAGGGATCACTGTCCCGATCGAGAAAGTCCGTCAAGCCTGCACGAGCGCGAAACAAAACCCAGCCGAAGAAAACACCTTCCGACAACTTCGCCTCAACCAATGGGTCAAACAAAGCGTGCGGTGGATGCCCATGCACGTGTGGAACCAAAACAACGCACCCGTCGACCTGTCAGATTTGGAGGGGCGGGTGTGTTACGGCGGCCTCGACTTGGCTTCCACGACGGACATCACTGCTTTCGTTCTCGTCTTCCCACCCGAGACCGGTGACGAGGTCTATGTGATTGCGCCGTGGTTCTGGATCCCCGAAGACAATCTCACACTCCGCGTGGCTCGTGACCACGTTCCCTACGACCTGTGGCAACAGCAAGGCTTTCTACAGACCACGGAGGGAAACGTCGTCCACTACGGGGCGATTGAAGCCTTCATCGAAGAGCTCGGGACTCGGTTTGATATTCGTGAGATTGCGTTCGACCGGTGGGGTGCTGTGCAAATGAGTCAAAACCTCGAAGGCCTCGGTTTCACCGTGGTTCCTTTCGGGCAGGGCTTTAAGGATATGAGCCCGCCGTCGAAGGAATTGATGAAGCTGGCACTTGAAGGACGCCTTGCTCATGGTGGGCACCCGGTCCTGTCGTGGATGGTTGACAACATTCACGTGCGTACTGACCCGGCAGGCAATATCAAACCCGACAAGCAAAAGTCCACGGAGAAGATTGACGGCGTGGTCGCCACGATCATGGCTCTTGACCGCGCTATCCGAAACGGCAGCGGGCGTGTCAGCGGCAGTGTTTATGACGAGCGCGGCCTGCTCGTGCTGTGAGCACGCTCATGGATGAACGCGCCGATGCCTGTGCCGATCAGTCCCAAGATCGAGTAGGCGACGCCGTAGATGAGGGCTGAATCGTTGTAGTACACGAACAGTGTGGTCAAGAACCCTGCGAACGGGGCCAGTAGCCACCACCAGCCGAACCCGTGGCGTGCCCCATCGATAACGCTCAAAACGATGGTGAGTAGTGGAAACGCGAGGAAGAGCAAAGCGATGAACCACTTGGCGTTGGGATCGCTCAGTTTGCTGATCCACATGGAGATGAGCGGCAACAACCAAAATGCCGCTAGCAGGACACTCATCAGTGCCCACGACTGTTTTGAGGGCGCTTTCATATTCCAATTTTACATGTGAGAGGACACCGCATGGGTTTCCTGAATTGGCTGCGTGGCGACACCACCCGCTCCGCTGACGATCATGCGATCAGCTCTGGTTATAGCTTTTTCTTTGGGGCGACGAGTTCGGGACGTCCGGTGACAGAACGTAGCGCGATGCAAATGACCGCCGTCTACAGTTGCGTGCGGATTTTGGCTGAAGCTATCGCGGGTTTGCCGTTGCACGTCTATCAGCAAGACGCTGATGGCGCGAAGGTGAAGGCCTTGGATCATCCGTTGTATCGGCTTCTTCATGATGAACCGAACCCGGAGATGACCAGTTTCGTGTTCCGAGAAACCCTCATGACCCACCTTCTCCTGTGGGGTAATGCGTTTGCTCAGGTGATCCGTAACGGCCGCGATGAGGTCATCGGCTTGTATCCGCTCATGCCAAACAGGATGACGGTCGGACGTGATGAGGCTGGACGGCTGTATTACGAGTATGAGCGTACGTGGGATGAACCGTCCGGGCGGTTCGAAACCGTGCAGCTTTCCCCGCACGAGGTGTTGCATATTCCAGGGCTCGGCTTCGATGGGCTGGTTGGCTACAGCCCGATTGCGATGGCCAAGAACGCCATCGGCTTGGCGCAGGCTACCGAAGACTACGGCGCATCGTTCTTTGCCAACGGCGCGGCACCTGGTGGTGTGTTGGAGCATCCGAGCACGATCAAGGATCCAGCTCGGGTTCGGGAGTCGTGGCAGGCGACGTTCGGCGGCGCACGGAACGGCAACAAGATCGCGGTACTGGAAGAGGGCATGAAATACACGCCCATCTCCGTCAGCCCAGAACAAGCACAGTTTTTGGAGACGCGGAAGTTTCAGATCAACGAGATCGCCCGCATTTTCCGTATCCCGCCGCACATGATCGGTGACCTCGAAAAATCCTCGTTTTCCAATATTGAGCAGCAGTCGTTGGAGTTTGTGAAGTACACGCTGGACCCGTGGGTGATCCGCTTCGAACAAGCCATCACCAAAACCCTCCTCAACCCGCGTGAGAAACCTCAGATCTACGTGAAGTTCAACCTCGAAGGCTTACTGCGAGGTGACTATAAGTCGCGGATGGATGGGTATGCGGTGGCAAGGCAGAACGGGTGGATGAGCGCCAACGATATCCGCGAGCTAGAAAACCTCGACCGCATCAGTCCCGAGGCTGGCGGTGACCTCTATTTGGTGAACGGGAACATGCTCCCGCTCGGTCTCGCAGGGGCATACGCGCAGACAACCGAGTCTGAACCGGAGCCTGAACCTGCCCAGGAACCTTCGAGTAATGAGCTTCCCTTAAGGAGGAGGATATGAGACGTTTTTGGAACTGGCTCACACCCGAGCCACACACGAATGACCTGGACGCAGATGCAGTCCGGGTTTTGCGTATTAGCGGCACGATCGCTGAAGAATCTTGGTTCGATGACGATGTCACGCCGGGAATCTTCTCTAGTGAGTTGAATGCTGGGTCTGGGCCGGTGACGATCTGGCTCAACAGTCCCGGAGGGGACGTGGTGGCTGCCGCCCAGATCTACAACATGCTCATCGACTACCCAGGCACAGTGACCGTCAACATTGACGGGATCGCCGCATCGGCCGCGTCCGTGATTGCCATGGCCGCCACGAAGGTTGCCATGAGTCCGGTGTCGATGTTGATGATTCACAACCCAGCGACGATGGCGGTCGGTGACAAGGACGAACTCGCACGTGCGATGAGCATGCTTGATTCGGTTAAAGAATCGATCCTGAATGCATATCAGGAGAAGACGGGCATGAGTCGGGCGAAGCTGTCCAAGCTCATGGACGCTGAGACCTGGATGGACGCGAGGGCTGCGATCGACATGGGTTTCGCCGACGAACTCCTCATCAACCAACGCGACCCAATGTTTGCGGTCTCGCTTGAGAAGCCCGACGATGAGCCGGATGACGATGATGACCCGGTCGAGTCTCCCAACGAACCTGACAAGGACGACGGCGAGGAGTCGAAGCACCCTCCGTTCCCACTCACAAAGAACGAGCGTCTGGGTGTGGTGTTTTCCCGCCGCGCCAGCGAACAAAAGCTCGTCGCGCATTTGACCGCCACATCACCGCCGAGACCGGTGCGACCACCACGCCCCACTGTTCAGCCTGCTGCACCTGTTGGTCGGCGGGTTTGTGATTTGTACGCCGAATTGATCAATCAACCCCACTGAAAGGACCAATATCCATGTCTACTTCACTTTCTGTTTCTGACCTTCGTACCAAGCGCTCAGATGTTTGGGAGAAGGCGAAGGCCTTCCTCGATGAGCGCCGCGACACCACAACCGGTTGCCTATCTGCTGAAGATGATCAGGCTTACGCGAAGATGGAAGCCGAAATCGATCGACTCACCAACGAGATCGCACGCTCCGAACGAGCCCTGCGCCGCGACGCCGACCTCGCCAAGGCAACCAACACACCGCTCACCTCCATGCCAGGCATCAACCCTGACGATGAAGCCAAACCCACGACCCCACGCGCTTCAGCCTCCTACAAACGAGCCTTCTGGGACGCGATGCGGCTCAACGCTTCTCCGATGGAAGTACGTAACGCACTCTCCGAAGGCGTCGATACTGAAGGCGGATACTTGGTGCCGGATGAGTTTGAACGCACACTGATCTCATCACTTGAAGATCAGAACATCATGCGCTCCCTAGCGAAGGTCATTCAAACCACCAGCGGGGATCGGAAAATCCCGGTCGTTTCCACGCATGGCACTGCCGGGTGGCTCGATGAGGGCAAGCCGTACACCGAGTCGGACGAATCCTTCACGCAGGTTACGCTGTCGGCGTTTAAGCTCGGCACCTTCCTCAAAATTTCAGAGGAACTCTTGAACGATTCCGCGTTTAATGTCGAGCAGTACCTCGCGGCGGAGTTTGCTCGCCGTATCGGCGCTGCCGAAGAAGAAGCCTTCCTCACCGGAGACGGTAAGAACAAGCCCACCGGCATCTTCAACGCCACTAGCGGTGGTGAGAAGGCAGTGACTACGGGTAAGGCGACCGATATTACGGCTGATGAGCTCATCGACCTGCACTATAGCCTGCGCGGCCCGTATCGGAAGAACGCAGTGTGGCTGATGAACGACTCGACCGTGAAAACCATCCGGAAGCTCAAGGATGGTAACGGCCAGTATTTGTGGCAGCCAGCCCTGACCGCAGGAACCCCAGACCTTGTCCTTGGCCGCCCCGTGCACACGAGCACGTTTGTTCCGGAGATTAAGGCTGGTGCGTCCACGGTTGCTTTCGGTGACTTGTCGTATTACTGGATCGCCGACCGCCAGGGACGCTCGTTTAAGCGGCTGAACGAACTGTTCGCCACCACCGGGCAGGTCGGGTTCCTCGCTTCGCAGCGTCTGGATGGCAAGCTCGTCCTGCCCGAAGCAGTCAAGCTGCTCACCCAGAAGACCGGAGCATAACCTAAGGAGAGGAGGTGGCCGCAATGACCACGGTTGATTTGGTTGCGCAGGTGAAGGCGAATCTGCTCATCACCTTCGACAATGACGACAAGCTGATCGGCGCGCTGATCAATGCGGCCACCTCCTACGCCTGCTCCTTCCAGCACCTGCCCGAAAACCACTACGAAACACACGACATGTCTGGAGCAACCAGGCAAGGCATTGTCATGCTCGCCTCGCACTTCTATGAGTCTCGTGATGGTTCGACGGCAGGCTTTTGGGCAGATAAGCCCGATGCCGCTAAAGCGGTATGGAACGCGGTGAACAATCTGCTGCGTCTGGATCGGGATTGGAAAGTCTAAGGAGAACAACTCATGGCTTCTTTGGGATCCATGCGCACCACGATCGACCTTATTCGGCCAATGGTTGTTCGCGATAAGGCGGGGTTCACCACCACGCGCGATGAAGTGCGAGCAACGGTGCGGGCGCAGATCGAGGTTCGGCATGCCTCGGCTGCGTGGGTGAACCGCGCCGTGTACTCAAAGGCCGACGTCCTCTTCCGTATCCGCACCGTCCCCGGACTATCCGTGACCGCTGATATGGAGATCAGCGCACCAGAGGGTCGGTATGTGATTGACGCCGTCGAGGTCATCGTTAGATACGTGGAGATTCTTGCCCACCAGACCAGCCCCGAAGGAAGAAGTCATGGCTAGAGTTCAGATTCGCCTGCCGAACGCGTTCATTGATTCCCTCGACGCTGCCAGCCGTGTGCTCGAAACATCTGCTGATGAGGTTCTGCAAGCTGGGGCTGCGGTGGTCGAGCCGCGCATGCGAGCCAACCTCACCGGCGCGATCGGACGCGCCACCAAGCAGCCCTCGCGTTCAACAGGACAACTACTCAGCGCGCTTGGTACGACCTCGGTGAAAGTAAACAACCGAGGCGATCACAACATTAAAGTCGGCTTCGCTGAAAACCGCCACGACGGCAGAGCGAATGCGTTGATCGCCAACGCCCTCGAACACGGCCGCTCCAACCAGCCCGCACGCCCGTTCCTTGCACCCACACGGTCGCAAACACGGCGGGGCGCTATCGAGGCCATGAAAACGGCATTGACGGCGCGGATTGAGCAGGTCAAACCATGACCGCGTTATTGGAACAACTCACGAGTATTGCTGACGGTCTTGGGTTGCCGTTCGAAGTCAGCCTCTACACAACGACGCCAGCGCCGCAGACCTATCTGGTAGCGACCCCACTGACAGACATGTTGGACGTGTTCGCAGACAACCAACCCAATATCGAGGTTGAGGAAGTTCGCCTCGCACTTTTCACGAAATCTAACTATCTCGACCTGCGCAACCTCATTACCCGCGCCCTGCTCGACGCAGGCCTGACGATCACTGGCCGTAGCTATGTCGGTTTCGAAGCTGATACAGGATTTCACCATTACGCGATAGACGTCGCAACCCACCACGAACTCTGAAAGGACAACAATTATGGCGACTATTGGTTTAGACAAGCTCTACTACGCCACGATCACCGAAAACCCTGACACGGGTGAGGAAACCTACGCCAAGCCCAAACCCCTCGCGAAAGCGATCTCCGCTGAGCTTTCCGTCGAAGTGGCCGAAGCAATTCTGTATGCCGACGACGGGCCGAGTGAGATCGTCAAGGAATTCAAATCCGGCACCCTCACCCTCGGCATTGATGATCTGGGAGGTGAAGCAGCCGCAGCCCTCACCGGTGCAACCGTGGACTCCAACGGCGTGCTCATCTCCGCCTCCGAAGACGGCGGCAGCCCGGTGGCGATCGGTTTCCGAGCCGCACGAAGCAACGGGAAGTACCAGTATTTCTGGCTCTACCGGGTCAAGTTCGCTCTCCCAACCGAAACGCTGGCCACCAAAGCCGACAGTATTACGTTCTCCACCCCGAGCATTGAGGGGACGATTTTGCGTCGTAACAAGCCAGATGCGAAGGGCCGTCATCCGTGGAAGGCCGAAGTCACCGAAGGCAGCACCGGCGTCAAGCCCGAGACGATCAGTAATTGGTATGCCCAAGTCTATGAACCCGCCACAAGCTAACGAGTTAAGGAGTGCCAAGCGATGACCAGCAAGAAGAAAGATCCTGTTGTTGAACCTGGCCGTTCCGCGATTGTCTCGATCGGCGGTGAGGACTACGAGCTGGTTCTCACCACGAAAGCCACGCGTCTGATCGCCGAGCGTTACGGCGGACTCGAACACCCGGGCAACGCGCTTGAAACCTCCGATGATCTGGGTAAAACACTGGGTGAGGTGATTTGGCTGATCACCCTCTTGGCGAACCAGTCAGTCCAGATCCACAACCACCGCCACCCAGACGACACGCGCCCAGAACTGAGCGAGGACGAGGTCGAACTCCTTACCGTGCCTGCTGATCTGGCGGACTATCGTGGCGCGATAGCCGAAGCCCTACAGCGCGGCACACGCCGAGACATCCTCACCGAGCCAGCCCCAAAAGCACCAACAGCGGTGGACGGATAGTCGAGACCGACAATGCCGTGTTCACGCGGCTGACCTATATCGGCATGGCTCACCTCCACCTCAGCAAAGTGGAGGTGGGCTTAACCGTGTTTGGTGAGCTGTTGGATCTCGTCGACTGCTGGCGACTAGAAACCGGGCGCGCCCAGCCACTGCGTCAATGGTTCATCGATGACGTGATTCCCGATGGGGTTTAAGCAGAACGGTGTGGCAAGCCTTTGCCATACCCTTTTTCCTGCGCTAAATCTAAGACAAGTTGCTCGTGCTTTAGTCGAGCGGCTCTCTCGATTATTTCCCATGAAAACTTATTTTTGAGGTACGTGTTTGCTTTGGCGAGAGACTTCAGGACAACAACTTCGTACTCGTTATCCGGATTATCCAATAAACCCAAGGCTTCGAGAATCCAGAATCGCAATTCGGGTCGTTGAAGCTGATTCCAAACTACTTCTGCCAACAGAAGATCCGAAGGATCATAGCGCTTTTTGCAGTCGTGATACTCACGTGCCTCAAAATGTGCAGCTGCATGATTTCTAATAGAGAACCACCAGCGGGTGGCTTTTTTCTGCGGGTTTGCTCGTTCCAACTTCGATGACCACGGAGTTTCTTGTGTTAATTCGCCAAGTACGGCTCCGAAATCCTCTGCACTCATCCCCATAGGTTTCCCCTTCGCTTAGCAATTTGATCCCTTTTCATTATCCCTTCAAGGAGGTGACCTTGTCATGGCCGACTCCAGTTTTGGTTTGAAGATCGGGCTTGAGGGCGAGCGTGAGTTCAAGCGCGCGATCACGGATATTAACCGTGAAATGCGGGTGCTCGGCTCGGAAATGAAGCTCGTGGCGTCCTCGTTCGATAAGAACGACAAGTCCGCCGAAGCCCTCACCGCCCGTAACCAAGTGCTGGGCAAAGAAATCGAGGCTCAGAAAGCCAAGATTGAGACCCTGCGCGCCGCACTCGAAAACAGCGCTTCCTCCTTTGGGGAGAACGATAGTCGGACGAAAAATTGGCAGATCCAACTCAACAACGCAGGCGCGCAGCTCAACCGGCTTGAAGGCGAGCTGAAAGCCAACAACGACGCCCTGTCGGATTTCGGGGACGAGGCTGACGGTGCGGGAGATGATGCCAAGAGCGCTGCCAAAGATGCGGGCAACCTCGAGGGTGCGGTGGATGATCTCGGCGACGAGATGGACTCGACTTCTGGTAAGACCCGCATCTTCGGCGACGTGCTCAAAGCCAACCTCGCCTCCGAAGCCATCATCGCAGGAGTCAAAGGAATCGGGCATGCGATCGCCTCGATCGGTCGCAGCATGGCAGGTGCCCTCAAAGAGGGTGTGGAGTACAACGCTCGCATGGAGCAATACTCCACGTCCTTTACGACGATGCTGGGTGACCAAGCCAAAGCCCAACAACTCGTTAACGACCTGAAGGTTGAGGCGGCGAAGACTCCGTTTGGTATGGAGGACCTCGCGGGCAACATGCAAACCCTGCTCAGCTTCGGAATGAGCCTTGAGGATGCGAAAAAGCACCTCAACGAAATCGGCGATATCTCCCAAGGCGATGCGGTGAAGATGGAATCGCTAACGCTCGCCTTCGCCCAAATGTCCTCGACCGGCAAGCTCACGGGTCAGGACTTACTGCAGATGATCAACGCCGGCTTCAACCCCCTCGAAGAGATCTCCCGCAAGACCGGCAAGTCCATCGGTGAACTGAAAGAGGATATGGCCAAGGGTGCTATTTCGGCTGACATGGTCGCTGACGCATTCGCCAGTGCTACTGCTGAAGGCGGGCGTTTCTACGGGGCCATGGACGCCCAATCCAAGACCTTCTCCGGGCAGCTTGCCACGATGCAGGATGGGGTGGAAAATCTCAAGGGGTTGTTGGCTGGTGGTCTGTCGGAGGCGTTGGCTGGTTCGGTGTTGCCGATGGTCAACGGGTGGATCGACGAACTCACCGCAGCGTTTGAAGAAGGCGGAACACCCGCACTCATCGACGCCCTCGGCCAAGTCTTACAGGAAGCCCTCGCATTTATTGCTGAGCAGCTACCGATGGTGGTTGAAACCGGCATGAGCATTTTGACCGCCCTGCTCGAAGGCATTATCAAGGTGTTGCCACAAGTAGCGGAAACAGCGGTAACGCTGATTATCGCGCTGGTCGAGGCAATCATCGAAGCCCTACCGAGTCTGCTTGAGGCAGCGGTGCAGATTATTGCCACCCTCGTCTCAGGTATCGGTGAAGCCTTGCCAGAACTGATCCCTGCGGCGGTGGAGATGCTCATGGCTTTGGTGCAGGGCCTGGTGGACAACCTCCCGTTGCTTCTTGATGCGGCGTTGCAACTCATCACCGGACTCGCCGAAGGCCTCATCGCATCAATCCCCGTCATCATCGAAGCCCTGCCACAAATCATCACGGGGATTGTCACGTTCCTTGTGGATGCTATCCCGCAAATCATCGAAGCAGGAATCCAACTGCTGACCGCCTTGATTGGTGCGCTACCGCAGATCATCACAGCGATCGTTGCTGCGCTCCCGCAGATTATTACCGCGATCGTCAGCGGCGTGGTCGGCGCGATCCCACAGCTCATCGACGCTGGCATTCAGCTACTGACGGCGTTGATTGGTGCCTTGCCCCAAATCATTACGACGATCGTGGCCGCGTTGCCCCAGATCATCGGCGCGATTGTGTCGGCGATTGGTGGGGCAATCCCGCAACTCATCCAAGCCGGAATTCAACTCTTGACCGCGTTGGTGCGAAACCTACCGCAGATTATTTCCACGATCGTCGCAGCAATCCCATCGATTATTTCTGGGATTGTGTCTGCTGTTGGGCAGGGCGTGTGGCAGATGGTGGAGGCGGGTAAAAACCTCGTCTACGGCCTGTGGAACGGAATCCAAGGCTTGGCGGGCTGGCTGTGGAATCGGGTCTCGAACTGGGCAAGCGGGATTTGGGACTCGATCACTGGCTTCTTCGGCATCCACAGCCCGTCTCGCAAGATGGCCTGGGCTGGACGGATGCTCGTTGAAGGCCTGGCAGGCTCGATCAAAACCGATGGCAACAAAGCCGTCACCGCTGCCACTGGTTTGGCTAGGGACACGATGGACGCCTTCGCCGACCTTGAGGACGGGCTGGCCGTGCCGATCGAGGCGGTCGCTGACCTGCAGGTACCTGCCGTTGACCTCACCCCACAGCCCGTGACTGTATCTCAGCGGATCAGCGACGTCTCTGACGAGCGTGTGGATGTCGCTGGGATCGTGGATGCGACTGCAAAGCGCATCCTCGGGTCTTTGGATATTTCGGTGACTTTGTCGGATGGGACGCTGGTCGGCAAACTCGCACCCGCCCTCGACAAACAACTTGCTCGTCTTGATCGGCGGCAGACCGTGATGGCAGGAGGCTACTGATCATGTTTGGCTTCACCCTCAACAGCGCGGTGACCTCTACGTCGCTTGGTCTGCGCTTGACCGCCCCGGTGGCGATACCCGCAGCCGTCCGTGCGGTGGAAGATATTGAGGTCGAAGGCCGCGCCGGGACCCTGACCAGGTTCACGGGCTGGGAGGACACCGAACTTGAGCTTGAGCTCGCCGTTCCTATCCGTGATGGGCTCGACCAGTACCGGCGGGCCACTCACGAGCTCACCAATGCCCAGACGATCGCGTTCACTGGTGAGTCGGGTGTGTATCGGAAGGTTAAGCACTGCGAAGTGAGCGAGCTGCGCCGGGAGTTGTCGGGGTGGGGGTTCTTCACCGCACGCCTGACCTGCCAGCCCTTCACTTACCTGACCGAGGGCTTGAAGCCCGTAACTATCTCGGAGTCGGGGACGATCACCAACCCCGGCCTACTCGATGCCGATCCGATCATCACCGTTACTGGCACCGGAGCGTTGTCTTTGACGATCAATGCGCGCGTCTACCACGTGAATTCGCCAGCAGGCTCTATCACGCTCGACAGCGCGCGTCTCGTCGCACACGTATCAGGTCGCGTGCAGACCGATGCGCTCACCGAAACTTTCCCAACCTTGAAGCCTGGGTTGAACAGGATCACCCTCGGCACCGGCATCAGCAAGGTCGTCGTCGTGCCGAATTGGCGCAACCCCTAACCACCCCGTTCGCTCAATTGTTCCTAGCCGTCCTGTGGTGGGCGGCCTTCATGCTGTTTGGAGGCATTTTGATGATTACGGTTCACGACCGCACCGCCACGACATTCACCGCCACCGGGCTAGGAGTCTTGGATCGGGAGATCATCAACCCGATCGTGACGGAAGAACTGGGTGGCGAATTCTCCCTGACCTTCACCTACCCGGCAGATGGACCTGCTGCCACGCACATCGTACTTGAGAACATTGTGGCAGCGCCCGTGCCAAGGCTGGAGCAACGTCAGGGTTTCCGGATTAGCGAGGTCGTCACCACCCTTGACGGCATGCTCGAAGTGAGCGCGTTTCATGTCTTCTATGATTTGGCGGCGAATCTCATCGCCGACACCTACGTGGTCAACAAGACCGCCAAGAGCGCACTCACGCAGATTCTTGGCGCGGCGAACACTAAGCACGGGTTTACTGCTACCTCATCGGATACGGTGACTAGGTCTTCGGCGCGGTTGGTGCGCATGCCCATCGCCGCCGCTCTCATGGATGCGGGCGAGGACAATACGTTCGCTGCGCGTTGGGGCGGTGAACTGGCCCGCGATAATTTCCATATCCATCACGTGCCCATGCGCGGAGCCAACCACGGGGTGGTGATTCGTGACCGCAAGAACCTCACTGGCTTCGAATCGGCTATTGATTTTTCGACGGTGGTGACACGGATTCTCCCGGTCGGCTACGACGGCCTGCTCTTGCCTGAGCTCTATGTGGATTCGCCGAAGTTGGGTGATTATGTGGTGCCGCGTATCCGCGTCATCCGCTACGGGCAGGTTAAAGCCATCACGGATAAAGACAACCCACGTGAAGGCGAGCTTCCACTCGACCAAGCACACGCGCAGTTGCGCCGTCTAGCAGTAGCAGAATTCAGTGCGAGACATGTGGATGAGCCGTCCGCTTCGTACAAGATCCGCTTCACTGACCTTTCACAAACCCGTGAATACGCTGATCTTGCACGGCTAGAGACCGTGGAGATTGGCGATACCGTGACCGTCCGTCACGCTGATCTGGGTGTTGCGCTCACGGCGCGGGTGGTGGCATACGCGTACAACCCGCTCGCGCTCCAGTACATTTCGGTCGAACTTGGAACCGTAGCTCGGAAGTTCACGTCTGTCACCCGGCAGGTCAAGACCGCCATCAATACGGCGGTGGCTGCGTCGGATGCGGCCGGGTTCGCGTTGGCTAGTGCGGATGGGAAGAACACCAACCACTACGGCAGTGCCCAACCCGAGAAGGCACAGCTCGGCGACACATGGTTCAAGAGCAACGGCGAAACCACCGAAATCTGGATCTACCGGCTCACCGACACCGGGCAGCCCGGCTGGGTGGCACTCGCTACTGATCTGAACCATGCACAGATCAGCGCGGAACTCGACGCAGCACGCGCAGAGGTCGACCAAGCCAAGACCGCAGCCGCTGGTGCTACCCGGTTGGCGCAGGATGCCCACGACGTTGCGGTTACCTCGGATGGGCGGCTCACGGTTGCCGTTGTTGACCCGAGCGTAGCGGACGCGGCTGGCAGGCCAGAGGGCGCGCTGTGGCAAGTGCGCGTAGACGGCGTGATCGCCCGCCAATACATCCTCACCAACAACCAATGGGAACAAACACCGGTTGGGGCTGCGATGATCGGGTCGAAAGTAATCAGCCAAGCACACATCGCAGATGCCGCCATCGGCACCGCACACATCGCAGACGCCGCGATCACCGACGCGAAAATCGGGTCGCTCTCGGCCTCGAAGATCACCTCCGGGTATTTAGCTGCTGGGCGGATTGCCGCCGGATCGATTACATCCGACAAGTTGACGATCGCCAACGGATACATCACCAATGCGATGATCAAGGACGCGGCGGTCACGTCGGCGAAGATCGCTTCGCTGGATGCTGGGAAGATCACCACCGGGACGTTGTCGGCGGCTCGGATTGGGGCGCGCTCGATTACGGCGGACAAGCTCGCGACCAACGCCATCCAAGTAGGCCTGGCAGGCTGGACGCAATCGATCCGAATCACGCCCACGCAGATCGCTTGGTATGACGGGACCACGCTGGAGGGAAAGATTACGAGCGCTGGGATGCAGTTTTGGTACGGCACTAGGTATATCGGTGAGTTTGCTCGGCGGGCTCATAAAGATAAGCCGAATGTGCAAGGCATCGTGAACCAGCTCGCTTATCAAGGCGACTACGTGGCCTGGACCTACCAGAAGGCAGACGGCGGCACCTACTACACCTGTCTCACCCTTGACCCGAAAGGCCTGTTTTACGGGCAGGCAGGTATCCACCTCGGCTCCGATCTGCGAACAGGTGGCTACAAGTTCTACACGACGGGCTCACGATATGTGACCTTGCAGGACTGCACGCTGACGGGCAAGGGAACCTATTCGGGCTGGGTGGGGCCAAGCGGGCTGTCGAAGATCGTGTTTCACACCTATGACCTGATGGTGGTCACTAACGGCTCGTATTACAACATGACCCGTCTCTTTGATCGCACTAAGGATTTGATGTCGCGGATGAACGCGATCCTCAGCTTACTCAATCAGGGGTGGATCACATCCATCTCCGGAACCGGGTCGAACATCACGTGGCGGTACTTCTCCAACACCGGCCTGTCGGCCATGTCCACCAACCTCGCATAAGTAAAAGGAAACACTGATGAAGATCATGCTCGCCAACCACCATTTGCAACCCATCGCAGACCTACTCACCAATATGCCGCTCAAAGCCGCTCAATCCAGGGCGCGCTCCAAACTCCTCACGCTAGTGAAGGAAGCGATTGCCCGGTTCGGGGAAGACGAATACGACCTCGTCACCCACTATGCAACACTCGACGATCAGGGTCGCCCAGTGTTCGCAGATGACGGCACCTTCATGCTCGCCAACCCTGACAAAGCCAGTGAATTCCTCGATGCCCGTCAGAATCTGCTGGCATCTGTTGCGGAAGTGTCGGGGCCCACCTACGACGGCCACGACAAGGACGTGAAAGCACTTCTTGACGGCTATGAGGGTGAGCTGTCTGGCGTGGCGGCGGAAGCCTACGACGTCCTCTACGACGCCATCACCAAGGGTGGCCAATGAAGGACAAGGAAGAAAAGGACACAGAAATGACCGACGTTTCAGATGATGAGTCAACGTCTAGCGAAGAAGTACAGCTACCCATCGTCCCAGTTGAGTCCGATGCCACGCCCGCACCACCAGCAGAGGCCATCGAAGCCCAAGAACTCCCAGCGCCCAAGGTGGCGTCCTTCGACTTGAGCCTGCCAATTCTCGAGGTCTTGACTGACCCGACCATGTAGCCCAGTGCTACACCAATTTTTGATGCCTTCACCCCTTGGTGGGTGTGGGCAATTTTTTATGCCCACGAAAGGAAACATCCATGTCTCTAAACGCCATCTGGCACGCCATCCAAACCGGGATCGCCGGTATTGGTGCGTGGCTCGCCGCTTATCTTGGAGGCCTCGACGGCCTCGTCTATGCCTTGATCGTCTTCGCTATCGCCGACTACATCACCGGGGTGCTCGCCGCCATCAACGAACGCCGCCTCAGCTCCTCGGTTGGTTTCCGAGGAATCAGCCGAAAGATCCTCATCTTCACCCTCGTCGGCCTGGCCCATTTGATCGACGTCCACATCCTCGGAGCACCCGGAGTCCTGCGAGCGGCGGTCATCTTCTTCTACCTATCCAACGAAGGCATCTCCCTCGTGGAGAACGCCACCCGCCTCGGCCTACCCGTCCCATCCCAAATGCGCGGCGCGCTCGATGCGATCGCCAACCGCGCCGAAACAAGACCCTCACTGACCGAACCACCAACCACTGAAAAGGAGATTCACTGATGAAGAATTGGAACACGCTTGAGGCTGACATCGACCTCATCATGAACACACACTACACGCCCGGCAGGAATGGTAGGCGGATCGATAAGGTCATCATTCACCACAACGCCGGAAACCTCACCATCAGGGGCTGCTACGACGTGTGGCAAACCCGTCCAGCTTCCGCCCACTACCAAGTCCAAACCGACGGACGCATCGGCCAGTTGGTGTGGGACCGGGATACCGCCTGGCATGCAGGCAACTTTGCCGCCAACACCACCAGTATCGGCATCGAGCATGCGGATGTGTCCTCGAACCCGTGGGCTGTGTCGGAGGCGTGCCTCGATAACGGAGCACACCTCGTGGCGGCCGTTTGCAAGTTCTACGGTCTTGGCCGCCCGGCTTGGGGCAAGAACGTCTTCGGGCACAAGGACTTTTCTGCGACTGCTTGTCCGGCTTCTCTTGCTGGTTCTCAGCATGCTGCCTACATGTCCCGCGCACAGTCTTGGTATGACCAGATGAGCGGTAGTGCACCAGCACCCGCTCCTGCAGCGCCGAATATCGACGCTCTCGCTGATGCAGTGATTCGCGGCGATTACGGGAACGGTGAGGAGCGTAAGCGTTGCCTCGGAGCCAACTATGCGGCTGTCCAGCAGCGCGTGAACGAGAAGCTCTCTGGCAACGCACCTGCCGCGAAGCCAGCAGGGCCGAACATTGATGCTCTTGCCGATGCCGTTATTCGCGGCGAGTACGGCAACGGTGAGGAACGTAAGCGCCGACTCGGAAATCTCTACAGCGCCGTACAAGCTCGCGTGAATGCCAAGCTCGGCTACTAAACATCCGCGCCACGTCGGAGCGACTGAGCCCCGTCACCACTGTGACTTCCCAATCCTCGGGGAGCCGGTGGTGGCGGGGCTTTTCGTCGTTTCATGGACGGATTTAACAATCGGGGGTTTGTCGGCAGTGAGGTGAAGGGAGTGACCCCACTGTGAATGATCTTGATGAACAACGTATCCGCAACCTGCGCACGGCGGGCTGGGGGTATAAAGCGATTGCCGAGTTTTGCGCCCTAACTCGTGACCAGGTCCGCTCGTACTGCACAACCCGAAACCTTGACGCCGCTCCGGTGATGGCCTGGCAGGTATGCCACTGGTGTGCCAGCCCTATACAGGGAGCAGCTCGGGCTCGGTTTTGCTCGCCCGCCTGCAGGCATAAAGCGTGGCGGCATCGACAGAAAACCGAGCCTGCGCGCGAGCAGACCTGTACGCACTGCGGACGCCGCTTCGCGATCGTGGACAAACCAGGTCAAAAGTTTTGCTGTCACGCCTGCTATGTACGTGCTCGCTTCGGCACCCGTGGCGGACAACCATGAACACGCTCGCCGCTCCTGTTGATCAACTGGCCCAACCTGACGTGTTCGCCCGAGAACTCGCCTTCATCACGGACTCTCACACGTTGAGCGTGCTGGCGGGGCGGGGCGTGCTCACGCCCGCAGAGTATCAGCGTGCTCACCGGTTGTTATGGAAGGCGTGGACGCCGATCTATCAACCACAGATTGTGGGCGAAACGACTGGATAAACACTTGGTTTAGAGCGTGTATAGACCTAACGCGAAAGGAGAAAACGTGGCACACATCAGTGTGGTGACACCAGTTCGGTCGCCTGCCCCGAAACTGGTCAACGTGGCGGCATACGCGAGGGTCTCAACCAACGCCGTCGAGCAGTTAGCATCCCTATCGGCGCAGGTTTCGTATTACTCGCGCCTGATCCAATCCACACCCGGATGGGCCTACGTCGGCGTGTTCACCGACGAGGGTATCACCGGCACGTCAACAAAATCCCGACAAGGCCTGGCCGACCTGATGGACACAGCCAGGAGTGGGGGTGTCGATATTGTGTTGTGTAAATCAATCTCACGCCTAGCCCGCAACACAATCGACCTGCTCGCTACGGTCCGTGAGCTGAAAGACCTTGGCGTGGCCGTACGGTTCGAACGCGAACGCATCGACACCCTTAGCGCTGACGGGGAACTGCTGTTAACCTTGCTGGCCTCATTCGCCCAAGAAGAATCACGCTCACTATCCCAGAACGTGAAATGGGCAATCCGGAACCGATACAAGAGCGGGGGCACAAACTCCTTCGTTGTCTATGGATACAAATGGGCAGACGGCCAGTTCACCATCATCGAAGAGGAAGCCAAGATCGTGCGCTTACTGTTTGCGAATTTCTTGGACGGGATTAGCCCGGAGAAAACCGCGACGATGCTCAATGCTGAAGGTAAACGCTCTCGGGGAGGGGGACGGTTCTACGGGTCAGTGTTTCGTCGCATGCTCGAAAATGAGCGCTACAAGGGCTGCCAAATGCTACAGAAAATGTACCGCCCCACAATCCAAGCACCCACACGCTCCCTCAACGACGGGGAGCTGCCGCGATACTGGGTCGACAATGCACTACCAGCCATCATTGACGAAACAACCTTTGACGCCGTTCAGAAAGAAATCGCGCACAGGCGTGAGGCGGGCCCGGCTGCCACCCCGTCAAAAAACACGGGCGTATTCACCGGGCGGATCTGCTGCGGCGCGTGCGGGAAGAACTATCAACGCAAAACCCGCACCTACAAGTCTGGAACCTCATACAAGTTCTGGCGCTGCTGGAGTGCCTGCACCGGAAACGGCAACCCCTGTAGGGGGCACAACCTGCGCGAAACACTCCTCGAACACGCCTGCGCAGACATGCTCGGCACCCAGGGTTTCGACCCCGTCCAGGTTGGCGAGCAGATCGTGATGATCGAGGCCTTCGAGCATCAGCTCACCTTCCACCTCGCAGATGGAACCATGATGCCGGTGGGCTTAACCAGTGAGGGGAGGCTGGC